GCCCGCGCTCTACGGCGCCGACCAGCTGGCGGGCCGACCCGTGCTGGTCTTCTGCGAGGGCGAGTTCGACGCCCTGCTGCTGCGCCAGGAGGCGGGCGCGCTCGTGGACGTCGCCACGCTGGGCAGTGCGGCGGCGCCCCTCGCGGGCCGGTGGTATGGGGTGCTGGCGCGGGCGCGGCAGATCCTCGCCGCCTACGATGGTGACCGCGCCGGGCAAGGCGGGGCCCGCGCCCTGGCGGCGCTCTCCGGCCGCGTGCGCAACGCCCCGCCGGTGGGCGCGAAGGATCTCACGGCGATGCGCCAGGCGGGCGGCGACCTGCGGGCGTGGACAGCGTTCCAGCTGGGTCACCTGGAGGCCCTGAATGCCGCCACCGGCCCTGCGGCGGTGTGCGCGCCGGAGCCGCCCGCCGACGCGTGGGCCGACCTGCGCCAGCGGCTGGCCGCCGGCGCCTTCCCGGCCGGCGCGCTGGTGCTGGGCGATGGCACGTGGGTCCGGGACGCGGCGGGCTACTGCGGCTGCCTGCTGGATGAACTCGCGTGGCCGCAACTGGCCGAGAACGCCGCGCGGCATCTCAGGCTCCTGCGCGCGGCCCCGGAGCAGGGACACATGAGGCACGACGGCATGACGTCCTGCCGGCTGCGCGTGCCGGTGGCGGCCGCCCCAGGAGTGACGACCGTCGCCAGCAAATCAATAACCCCGGCGGGGTCGCCCAGCAAGCCAGATGCTGGCACAGAGGCCATCCTCGCCGAGGCGCCCAGCCGCGAGGTGTTCGAGCTATGAACGCGACCGCGCTGGTTGCAACCCTGTGGGCGCGTGGCGTCGTGCTGACCGTGCACGAAGACCGACTGCGCGTGGATGCGCCGGCCGGGGTGTTGAGTGCCGAGGACCACGCCGCGCTCGCGGCCTACAAGCCCGAGCTGCTGGTCCTACTCACGCGCTGGTGGGACGGCCCCCCCTGGAACGGCCAGATCAGCGAGGCGGAGTTTCGCGCGGCGCTTGCCTTCTGTATTGAGCGCCGCGGTTACTACACACCCACCCTGTTGCAGCGGGAACCGGCGTTACTCGACGCCTGGCGCGCGGCGTACCACGAGGCCCATGGTGCCGCGACGGCGTGCGGGGGGCGCGCGCTGGGGCCCACGGATCTGGTCTGGTGTGCGGAGTGTCGGGCCGCCGCGGCTGCGGGAGGTGCGCCATGAGCTAGGCCCCGCTCTCGAGCGACACGCTGACGCGCTTTCTCGTGCAGAACCGCCCGCGGTAGGCGGGATAATGCGAGGGGCTAGCGATGGCCGCACCCATTCCGTCCGAGGCGCCGCCGGGCGCCGTGTACGTGCCGATCGGCGGCAAGTACTCCTCACACGTCCTGATCGACGCAGCCGACTACGCCTTTGTCGCGCAGTGGCATTGGTTCGGCCAGCCGTACGGCCCGGACAAGCGGCTGTGCGTGATCCGCTCGCCGATGGTGAACGGCAAGCAAGTCCGCGTCGTGCTCGCCCGCGAGCTCCTACTGCCAGAGGAAGGTGTCCGCGGTGAAGTCCGCTATCGCAACGGCGACCCGCTCGACTGCCGCCGCGACAACCTGGACTGGCGCCCATTCGGCGAGAAGCGCACGGCCGGTGATGTGGTCGCGGCCATTCTGGCGCTGAGCCCGGCGGAGCGCGCGGCCATTCCGGCGCCGCATGGTCCCGACGAGTGCAAGGCGCTTGGCAAACGGCTCGGCGTTACGCAGAAGGACGTGCTCGCGCTCGCCCGCGCGCACGATCCGTTCATGGCCGGCACGAAGGGTCACTGGCAGCAAGGCCGCTGGTTCAAAAACCTCCTGGAGCAGCTCAAGGACCGCGTCAAGAACCACTTACGTAGCGTGCACTACTGGCTAGCCAGCCAGAAGCAGCCGCGGAACTACGACGACCGGAAATACGAGAACAACCCGAAGTTCTGGGGCACCATGCAGATGGCGTCCAAGCGAGCGCGCTACCTGAAGCTCGTTGATCCGCAGGACATTACCGACGAGCGCACGGCGCCACCGCGCATCCACCGGAAGCCGCGGCTCAGCCGGCCCGAGCCCGGCGTCTACATTCCCGAGGTCGACGCGTGGACGCTGCCGACGCTCAAAGTGGACCTGGTCGGCCAGCTCGACGAGATGGAGCTACCTGCGCCGTACGCCACCGGCTATGACTACGAGGGCGACGACCAGCCGTACTACCTCGAGGTGCACATCGAGAAGTCGACGATGGACGACATTCTCGACCCGATCTGCGAGCGGTACGGCGCGACGCTGGTCACCGGCACCGGCTACCTGAGCGTTACGCGCATCACCGAGACGCTCGACCGCGCGCGGCGGTTCGGCCGTCCGTGCCGCATCTTCTACGTCTCGGATTTCGATCCCGCCGGCGTCGATATGCCCGTGCAGGTCGCGCGGCAAATCCAGTTCTGGCGGCCCGACCTGGCGCCCTACATCCACTTCGCGCTCCAGCCGATCGCGCTCACCAAAGACCAGGTTGTTGAGCACGACCTGCCCGAGATCTTCATCAAGGAAAGTGTCAAGAGTCGCGAGCGGTTCAAGCGAGTCTACGGGCGCGACGCGACCGAGTTGGACGCGCTGGAGGCGAAAGTGCCGGGCATGCTGGCGGAGATCGTAGAGGCCACGCTCGCCGCCTATTTCGACGACGATCTGGAGCAGCAGCTAGACGACGCCGACCGGGAAGCGGATGAGGCGGTAGACGAGGCGTGGGAGGAGACGACCGCCGACGAGCGCGAGGAGCTGGACTCGATCAAGGCCGACGCCACCGAGATTTTGGCGGAATTCCAAGAGAAAGTGGACGCGCTCGCGGCCGAGATGGCGGACCGGATGGAGCCACTACAGCAACGCATTGATGATGCTCGGCAAGCAGTCCAGGAACGTTGCCATACTTTCCACGAGGAAGTGGACCTGCCGGACCGGCCCGAGTCCGAACTGGAGCCGCCCGACGAGTCCGAGTACTTGCTCGACACCGACCTGTCCTATCTGGACCAACTACTCCGCTTCATCCCACACAAGCACGGCTTCACGACAGACGACGACGACGACAACGACGACGAGGATGCTCTGGCATGACTAGCGAACGATGGGCGCCGCGCCTGGCGCCCGAGCCATGCCGCGAGCCCTGCTTTCGGTCGCAGGCGAGCGCGCGGCCACGGTAGCCGCGGGTGGGAAGCAGCACCCACCCGCGGCGTGAAGGTGACCGAGGTGCTGCAAACACGGCAAGGACGGCGAGTATGTTTCGACGCGAACGGCATGGCGTAGAGGACAAGGCGATCAGCCCGGTAGACGACCCCCTGGAGCAGGCGCGGGCGGAGGTCGCGCGGCAGGACGCGGCGGCGCAACGGACCTGGGTGAGCTGAAAGGTGACAGCTAAAAAGGCGGCCGGGGAGTGGCAGCCCGCGTTCCTGGCGACGCTGGCGCAGACGGCGAACGTCCGGCAGGCGTGCGCGGCCGCCGACGTGAGCCGCAAGACGGCCTATCAGCATCGGGAGCGGTCGGCGACGTTCCGGGCGGACTGGGACATCGCCCTCGAGGAAGCCTGCGACCGGCTGGAGGCCATCGCCTGGGAGCGCGCCGCGACGGTCTCCGACACCTTGTGCATCTTCCTGCTCAAGGCGCATCGGCCGGCGAAGTACCGCGACACCTACCGCCACGAGGTCACCGACGGGCACGGCGGCCCGCTCAAGCTGGTGGTCGAGGTGGTCCGTGACCGCGCCGACTGAAGCCCGCCTCCAGCTCTCGGCCACGCAAGCGGCGTTCGTGGAGGATCGCCGCCGCTACGCGGCGTTCGTGGCCGGCATCGGTAGCGGCAAGACGTTCGCGGGCGCCGCCAAGGCCCTCCTCCAGGAGCTGGGCACGCCGGGGCTGGGGCTGGTGGTCGCGCCGACGTACGTCATGCTGCGCGATGCGACCTGGCGCACGGCGCTCGAGGTGTGGGCGCCGCTGGTTGCCGCGGTCTACCGCGCCGAGATGCGCCTCGAGCTGCGCACGGGCGCCGAGGTGCTATTCCGTTCCGCCGACAACCCCGACCGCCTGCGCGGGCCCAACTGCCGCTGGGCCTGGATTGACGAGGGCGCCCAGTGTGACGCCGGCACGTGGCCCATTGTGATTGGGCGCCTGCGGGCAGGGGGCCACGCCGGGCGGGCGTGGGTGACCTCGACGCCCGCCGGCTTCAACTGGCTGTACGACACGTTCGTGACGCAGGCCCGCGCGGACACGGCGCTGTACCGCGCCTCGACGGCCTCGAATCCGTTTGTCGACCCGGCGTTCGTGGCGGCGCTGCGGGCCCAGTATCCGAGCCAGTTCGCGCGGCAGGAGCTCGAAGGCGAGTTCGTCACGCTGGGCGCGGGGCTCATCCACCGCGAGTGGTTCCGCATCGTGGAAGCGGCGCCGAGTGGGCTGCGCTGGAGCCGCTTCTGGGATCTCGCCACCAGTACGCGCGAAACGGCGGACTACACCGCGAGCGTCCGGGCGGCGTTCGCGGGCGATGGCACGCTCTACCTCGCCGACCTGGTGCACGGGCGCTGGGAGTGGCCGGACGCGCGGCGGCTCATCGTGCAGCACCTGGCCCTCGAGCCGGACGTCGCGGTAGGCATCGAGCAGGCGGGCTACCAGCTCGCCGCGGTGCAAGACCTCTTGCGCGAGGGCGCGACGTATGGCCGGCAGGTGCGCGGCGTGCCGGTCGACCGGGACAAGCTGGCGCGGGCCCAGCCGTGGATTGCGCGCGC